ATTGTCTTTTGGCTTCACGGCAAAAATAAACTATAGATAAATACTTTTATGAAGATATGGGATAAAATCAAACGTAAGATAGATGTGTGGCTGCACGACGAGTGGGAAGTCACTATCTATTTTCAACACCAAACCTTGGAAAAGGATGGTAACGTAGTAACTACAAACAAACCAAAGACTTATGTATGTAAGAAACTTGTCAAAGTGAGTGAGACACATTTTAAGTTAAGAACAACGGATGGTAGATTAGTGGAGATCAAGACAGTTTCGCCTGTGGGATTTGATGTTGTACAAACCAAATAGGAGAAACAAATGGCTGACGAAGAAAAAAAAGAATTTCATCCAGCAGATACGAATGGTGATGGTAAAGTCAGTGAAGAAGAGCATGCGATGTATATGGAGTTTAAACGTAAGGAATTAGAAGATGCCGATGCAATGCGAGACGCACAACGAAATATGGCGTGGTTCTCTCTTGCTGGTATGCTTCTGTATCCCGCCATGGTTGTTGTTACTGATCTTGCTGGGTTAGAAAAAGCATCAAACATTTTAGGTGATATGGCGCCAACCTATTTTGTTGCAGTCGCTGGTTTAGTTGCAGCGTTCTTTGGCGCACAAGCATGGAGTAAAGGTAAGTAATTATGCCGTATTTGATTTTATTATTGTTGCTTGGATCGATGGGTGGAGGCGCGTTCTATTATTATACTGATACACAAGAGCGCCTCGCTACCCTTCGTGATAACAATGCAAAACTACAGATGGTTGCTGAGACGAATCAAAATACCATCGAGAATCTACAAGCTGACTATAAACTCGCGCAAGAGAATATGGCAAAGCTTGAAGAGAGGGCACGAGAAGCTGAGGTATATCAAGACGAATTGGCTGCAAAGCTACGTCGTCATGACCTCACACGACTGACCCTGCAAAAACCTGGACTAATTGAAAAGAGAGTAAACAATGCTACGGACAAGATTTTCTCACAGCTCGAAATCGATTCTGGCTCTGAGCCTGTTGTTCCCGCTGATCAGCCTGAATAGTGGTTGTGCAAGCGTAGAACCTCAAATTGTAGTCAAGACAGACTACGTAGTCAAAGATATTCCTATCCAACCCCGCCCTAAAGCGATGAATCTACATCGCGTTAAGTTTTATGCTGTGACGCCTGAAAACATGGAAGAGTTCCTCGAGCGATTCGAAGAAGAAAGTGGTACTACTGTGTTTTTTGCAATGAGTGTTCCCGACTATGAAAATATGAGTATGAACGTAGCAGAATTGCGTCGATATATAAACCAGCAGAAAGCTCTTATTGTATATTATGAGGAGTCTATCGAGACGATGATCAAAGAAACTCCCGAAGATACCGAAGAGGTCGTACAAGAAGGAACAGATTCTGTATTTGATTTGATTAAATTTGATTGAGGTATCATGGATAATGTTAATTTGAGATTTGTCGATCACAGCAAATCACTTTATAGAGTACATCCCATACAAAGAGCGGCATCAGTAGAATCAGCACATAAAGATTTTCAAGTCAAGCAACACGGCAGAGAAACATTTGTTGATTGTCCCGGAATGTTTGATTATAAAAATACTGGCTGGATTCTCTCAGCTTGGGATGAATTTACTGTGTATGCATCTGAGCATGCTACGATGGCTTATGCTGGTGGTGATAAGCGGCAACCGGTAGATTTACCTACTCCAATCAAAACTGAATGTCCTCATATGACAAATCCTAATAATATGAGTGCTGACATATCTGACGGGATACCATTGGGTACTGATAAAGGTGTAAAACGATTGCAGCCATTGCACTTTACAAGTCCATGGCGTGTTGAGCCTGAAGATAAGGATACATCAGTATCTTTACTCCTCATGCCACCGTTTTATCATAGTAATATAGTTGATAATTTTCTCATATATCCAGGAATTGTAGATTACACTGCAAAATTTAATACTATTAATGTTATTATGTCTCCACGTAAAGAGGGCACATTTGTTATTAAAGCTGGTACACCACTTTTACATATTATTCCAATGGCAAAAGCAAACTATAATTTAAAATACGGACCGCAAAAACGTGAGGATGTAGGTACAATTGCAACAGTCAAACAATTTTACAGAAAATATGTTATGAAAAGATCTAAATACACGGTTGAACAATATGATTGATTTTATTAATGTCGAAGCAATACAAGATTTAAGAGATAAAATACATTTTAATGATAATTTTGTCCATATTTCAAACGTTTTACAATCGCCTATTACTGATTGGGACGAATTTCAAGAATGTATGATAGAAAATAATGTATATGATTGTTCAATAATTAGTAAAATGGACAATTATTATAATATGACTAGCACAGTAGAAATTAATACAAAAGATGATGCATGGGAAAGAAGACCCTATTCACTTGAGAAACCTTTAAATGGTACACCAGCGTGGAACCCTAAAGACTATTTCGAAAATAGATACGCTGTTATCATTAAAAACTTTGACGAAAAAAATCAAGCTTCGAAGCAATTATTAAGATTTTTATTAGAAACATTTTATATAAATCTCGAAGACCACGGTGTATGGCCCGCATTTATTAATCAATATTCAGGACACGCACATTTAAATGCAGCATTGAAAGGTAGTAATTTTGATGGTGTACATGCTGATCCGTGGACTAATTTTATTTTTATTATTGATGGTGAGTTAGAAGTTGATGTCTATAAAAATAGAACGTGCACATTAATGGATCATTCTCTGAGTAATACTACTTCAGATGAAAATTTAAAAAAACATGTTGATTCATTAGAATTTGATCAAAAAATAAAAGCAAAAACTAATGATTTAATATATGTACCGAACAGATTAATGCATAGATTAAAACCTACAAAAAATGTAATGTATTTAAATTTACCGTTGATATTAAAAGGACCTATGGCTTTATGATGGATATGTCAATTAAAAGACATGACATTTTTGTTGAAAGTATATTTGATGTTGATGTTCCAGAAGTAAATAATTCAAATATATTCGATTTTTTTCAAGAAACAATTAAAAAACACAAAGGTGTACATAGATCAAATTTAGGCGGTTGGCAGTTTGATATGAAAGAAGGTATGTGTCCTGATTATGATGACGCCATGAGTAAAGTGTTATATGCAGTTAATCATATTTTTAAAAATGTTTTTAATATAAACTTGACTATGCAAATATCTAATTCTTGGCTAAACTATAGTTCAAGAGGTGGTTTAAATTCAATACATACTCATCCAGGAGCTTTGTTTTCTGGAGTATATTATATTAAAACTTCTGATAATACTGGTCCAATTAATTTTATTAGAAGTGATGCACACGCCGTAGAATCTACCGCGTGGTTTGGAATAGGAAACGAATACACAAGAACTGGTGATCGCGATAAATTGTGGCGTACAAATGCACAAAGAAAGCCAATACCAAGTAAAGCATATTTGTTTTCTTCATGGTTAGCTCACGAGGTAATGGAAACCACGGTTGACGAGGATAGATTAGTCGCTGGTATTAATTTTGTTCCGGTCTGATTCGTATAAATAAATAGATAATAATAGATTCATCGCAGGAACCACGAATATGTCCTCCACACGAGCTGAAGATCTGACCATTGTCCAAGGGACAGACGCGGTATTCAGAATAAACATTCAAGAACCAGATGGCACACCGAAAGATGTGACATCGCAACTTTTTTCTGCTTCCCTTAAAAAATCTTATACTTCATTAGATTCTACTAAAATCGATTTTACAACAACAGTTGTTGATTCCGCCAATGGCATTATCACAATTGGTCTTAATAGTGATACAACTGCTACACTCGATCACAGTGCTCGTTATGTCTATGACGTGTTTATGTACGCTTCTGGTAATACTAATATTATTAGTATTTTGGAGGGCAAAGTTTTCGTCAAACCAAGTGTAACGAGGGTAAGCTAATGAGTACTATTGTTACACGAACAAACGGAGCAACAGCAAAAGGTTCGAGCCTTACTCACCAAGAACTCGATAATAATTTTATTAATTTGAATACAGATAAGTACCAGTCAGGTGATGATATCGTAGCCAATACTGTGAGTGTAGGCGGCAGCTCCACAGAATTTCTCAAAGCCGATGGTTCTACAGACTCTACGACATACGGCACAATAGACGACGCAACTGCACTTGCAATTGCATTAGGATAATCAAATGGCCAACACATTTAAAAATGCTTCGTTACAGAATGTGAGTAATAGTAGTTACGATACACTCTATACTGCACCAGCAGCGACAACGACTGTCATCTTAGGTGTTGCATTGTGTAATAAGAGCGCATCAGGTATTGTCGCATCATTGCGATTTACTGATAACTCTGGATCTACTAATACAATGGTGCTAAACGAAGTGAACATTCCTGGTGATACAACACTTGAAGTATTAGCAGGACAAAAATATATTTTGGAAACAGGAGATTCTTTGGCACTTCAAGCGGGATCTGCATCAGCACTTGATGTCACGCTTGGAATTATGGAGATCACCTAATGGCGTTTTCTAAAATTGGCGGTAAAGGTATTGATCTCAGTACCGATATTATTACCGAGTTCAATTCAACTGGCGTTGATGATAATGCCACCGCTACTACAATAACGCTTAACGCTAATAATACTGCTACGATTCCCAACGTAACAGGCAATACCACGTTTAATGAATATATCACGGTTACAAATCTAACTGTGAATAACGATGCGTCAATTTCTAATGATTTGACGGTTGGTGGTAATTTCATTATTACCGGTAATACTTTTACCGTCGATTCTACTAGCCTCAAAGTAGAAGATTCCCTCATTCATCTCGCCGGCAATAATGTTTCGAATGACATTATTGATATCGGTTTTATTGGCCATTACTCAAACGATAGTGGCAATACCGAACTCTTTACTGGATTCTACAGAGACGCGACCGATGAACAATACTATTTGTTTAATGGTCTGTCTGACGATATTAACACAGCTACCACGATTGATAAAACAGGCACGGGGTATACGGCCGCTACTTTAAATGTAGGTGAATTTTATTCTAGCTATAATAGTGGTAATGGCCTTGCGGTATATGGTGGTGTAGTAAAAGTTAATAGGCCAACCGGTTTTCCTAATATATTTTGGACTGACGGAACTGATAATTTAGGTGCAATCTATTTTGATAAAACCAATGGTATGAGAATATTCTCTACCGATGGTAGTACAGGCAATCCGGAACGTATAAGAATTGACACTGATGGTCATTTAAATATACAAAGTAATGTTGATATAAGTCCATCCGCAGGTGCGAATGGACAATTTCATATAGATGGAAATGCCTATTCAGGAGCGATTGCACTTGATGGCACAGCAATGTATGTTTATCACAATAGTGCATCTCGTAATTTAGTTCTTGCCACAAATGAAACAGCTCAACTTACTCTTTTGGCCAGTGGTGATGTTCAAGTCAATCGTGGTAAAATATATGTACACGATTCTGCTGGTTCTACATCAAACTCGCTCAAATTAAGTTATAATGCCACAAATGGCGGTGCCGTAATTGGACCAGATTCTAATGGCGGTTCTACATATTTGTCCATCGGCACATCAAATTCAGGTACATTTGCTGAGCGTATGTATATATCGTCAGCAGGTAATGTTGGTATTAGCGATGGCAATCCACAAGAAAAACTTAGTGTAGTCGGCGGGATTTTAGCAGCATCTAGTAGCGGATCGACTTCAGGAATTACGATCGAAAGTACTGCTACAGCTGGTTATGTTTCAACGATTACTCATACTGATACAGGTATGGAATTTGATACTGGCTCAATCCTTAGACATTTTAAATTTGATGGAGCTGGTACAAATTTATGGACACTTTATACTAATACTGGCAATATAGATCAAAATTACGGTGTCTATAGATTTGCAGCGACTACTTCAGGTTCAGATACAGGATCACAGTTCCAATTATGGGGAACAAATGGTGGACCTGGATATATGGCCGCGTATCAGTTAAACTTTAATACGGGCGGTAATAACTCTCGTACTACATCAATGCATATTAATAATAACGGCCACGTTGGTATAGGAACTAATTCACCTTATGACAGTGCTTGGGGAGTAAGTTCAAAACAATTAGCGATTTCCGGTGACACTTATGGAGTGTTGCATTTACTAGGTAACTATAATAGTATCACAACAAGATATAGCATAGGAGCCGGAGGCGGCGACCTTTATTTAGCATATGATGATGTAAATGGTCAGCATAGAATTATGGTTGATTCAACTGGTAGGGTAGGTATTAATACAACTAATCCTGCTCACATTCTTAGTATTAACACTAACAGTGGAAAATCAATAGAATTTAATTGGTGGACAAGTGGCAGTAGTAACTACATTCAAAGTTACGATAGGACTAATGGCGTCTATTTGCCTCTAACAAATTTTGCTACTGATGTAATTTTCCATAATGGCAGTAGCGAAATCGGTAGAATTAATAGCACTGGATTAGCTATTGGCACTGGGGCTGCTCCTGACGCTAGATTAAATATCAATACACCAAATTATACATCTAGCGCAACTGCAGGCATGATAAAGTGGGATAACCCGGATGTATCAGCTAGCTCTAGTATTCAGGGTTATTATGTTAGTGGCGCAGGATCAGAAATTTTTATAGGTACTAATTCGTATATTACTACAACTGGGGCGACGGCGCGATATAATTCTGGTTATGCATCTAGCGCAATTTACCCTCGTCGTGATGGATCTGTAAATTTTTATGGCGCAGGGTCTGGTAGTAGTCCAACGTTAAGATATGTCATAGAAGGAGTCGATGGAAGCCACAAGTATTATAATAATGGAGTAAGTGGTACTCCTGTTAAACGCGATTATTTCTATCATTTTGTCACTTTTTCAAGTGGTGGTTATGTGCATATGAAAACAAATATTTCATGGGCTTCACATACACAAATGTATTCTATACATTTTGAAGGACACGAATATCAGGCGAGTAAAGCAATCGACACAACTCTTGCATGGTATAGTTATAGCCCAAATAATGCTGCTATTAATGTGGGCAGTTCTGGTACACATACTGCTTCAGTATATAGTTCATCAGACGGTTATCTAGTAATGGTATGGTATGCAAGTTCAACCACTTATTATTCAGGATTTACTTTGAGTCAAAGAACAACTGCTCAAGGTATTAATACTGGATTTGCAGTAACAAATACTATAACAAATAATAGTTCAACAGGAGCATTTTAATTATGAGTAATACAGAAATAGATATAGTGAATGACGCAGAAATTTTACCTCTTCCTGAACCTGATCCTGAAATTGTAATTCGTCTTGCTGAATTAAATGCTCATGAGCATCAAAGACAAATTAGGTATGGTAGAATAGAAAATGAATTAGATATGCTTTATAAAGATATTGATGCAGGATTATTTGGTGATGCAGCTAAAACCGGATCCTTTTATCTTCACATTAAATCTATTAAAGATGAAGTACCAAAAGTTACAGACGAAAGAAAAGCTGTATTAGAATCAGAACTCGAAGCATTATTTGCGAACACATAAATAATTAAAAAGAAGGATAATCCGTGCCATTTCTCGGAAAAACACCAACAGTTGGAAACTTCATATTATTAGATGCTATCACAGTATCTAATACAGCGACATTTGCTCTGACGAAAGACACACTCGACTATTATCCAGGTTCGGCACAGAATATGATAGTATCGGTGAATGGTGTTACACAGGCACCACTCACTGCTTATACTATTACAGATAGCAATATCATATTCGCTTCCGCGCTAGATTCAGATGTTGATGTTATCGACTACATTCTTGTTCTCGGTGATACACTTAATATTGGTCGACCGTCTGATAGCACTGTTGGAGCTACACAATTACAAGACTACGCTGTCACATCAGTGAAGATGTCAAATACAGGTGTAGGCGCAGCGACATATGGTACATCAACAAGTATTCCACAGATCACTATTGATGCTGCAGGTCGTATCACATCTGCAACAGGTATTGATCGTAGTAATCAATTCGAAGATCTGACTGTTACCGGTAACTTGACTGTAACTGGTAATACTGTTACGGTTGATGCTAATACACTTGACGTTGAAGATCCATTAATTCATCTCGCTTCCAATAACGATACTACTGATGTTGTAGATATCGGTTTTGTAGGTAACTATTCAAACGATGGTAGCACAGTACTCAATACTGGTTTCTTCAGAGATGCGAGTGATGAAAAATATTATCTGTTCAATGGATTAGAAGGCGATCTCAGCTCAGCTACTACTATTGATCGCACTGCAAATAATTTTGCATTGGCTGATTTAAATGTTGGAATCATTTCAGCAACAAAACTATCGTCACGAGAAGGTGTTTTAGAGCTAGACGATGACGGAACACATAATGGAATTATCAATGTACCTGCTACGTTGCTTATAAACATTGATAGTGACAATAATAATACTGGTGAATCATTTAGAATTGCTAAAGATCGTACAGGAACATCTGGAGGAACTGAGTTATTTAGGGTTCAAGAAGATGGGAAAGTAGGTATAGGTACTCCTTCACCAGATTACACACTTGTAGTGCAGGGTGATAATAACATTAACGATAATATTTTTGCTGTTAAAGATTCAGACAGCACAATAATGATGTCAGTTGAACAAACATCTAACGGTGACGGTAGGATATTTACTTTCGATACGTCAGGTACTGCAAAAGTTTTGCTTCACTCAAATGGCAATAGTTACTTTAATGGTGGGAATGTTGGTATTGGTATTGCGAGCCCTGCAAACCCACTTCATATTTATGCTGCATCGGCTGGAGCAACTGCAACACACCTAAATCTTCAGAATAATTCAAGTATAGCAGGAACAACAGTTGAAATTCGACTTGCTCCTACACCATATGATAATGATATTGGTTCAACCGCTAGATGGTCAGCTATTCAGGCAATTAGCGGCGGATCAGGAAACCCCACAAACCTTGCATTTTTAACAAATGGTGTTAGCTCTGACCCAGTAGAGCGCATGCGCATCGACTCTAGTGGCAGAGTTGGTATTGGTAATAATAGTCCTGTAGAACTACTTCATGTCTATGACGGAAATATTTTAATTGAAGAATCTGGCGCAAGCACAGGGACCGGTCTTGTAATTAAAAACGACTCTGCCAATCAATTAATAATACGAGGCGCAGGTAGTACAAGAACAAATCCCGGTGCTGCAACTGGAATGCCGCAAATCGTTTCTACTTCAGGTTACGATTTATACGTAGCCGCAGACGGCCCAGACGATATTATTTTTACGACCGATAGAACAGAACGCATGCGTATCGCTGATGGTGGAGTTAATATTGGTACGGGGGCTCCGGATTCTAATATAACATTTGGAATAGACAATCAAGGTTTTGTTGTCGCTCGCTACGATTTAAGTGCGGGTGTTCCTACTGCAGGATTAGGAGGTGTTTTTTCAGCAGCTGCTAATGTCACTGACTTTAGCTCTGGCGATCTTGTGCTTCAGTCTAGGCCAGGAGTTAATAGTCGATCTATAAAATTCTTTACAGGAAATACCTCAGCGGAACGTATGCGTATCAAGGCCGACGGCAACGTGGGGATTGGTAATACTAACGCTACATATATTCTCGACGTAGATGTAGGCGCGCCTGCTTCGAGTGATCAAGTATTAGGTAGATTTAGTTCTCAAAACGGTGTACGAGATATTGGATTTGTATGGGACGATTCAGCTAGTACATTAGGCATTGCAACGCTTACAAACCATGCATTAACTTTCCATACAAATGGAAATAGTAGCGAACGTATGCGTATTACCGCTGATGGCAAAGTAGGGATTGGCAGAACTCCTACTGATGTTGGCTTAGAGGTGTTTGGACCCTCATATACAGGATTCGATGGACCTGCAACCGTCTTCCTATATGGTGATGCAAATTATAATGATGCTGGAAATGCTGGTTCTGGTATTCTGTTTGGAGGCAAATATACTTCAGCAGGCTCGGTAACAACATTAGCTCTTATCAGTGGAATAAAAGAAAACACAGATAATACTAATTACGCAGGTGCTCTTACTTTCCAAACCAGGCCATCTAATAGTACGCCCGCAGAGCGAATGCGCATCGACTCTAGCGGCAACGTGGGGATTGGCGTTACTGATCCAGACAGTCGACTCCAAATAACAAGTGCTGATACTAGTAAAAGCAACGGATCAAACGGTAGATCGGATTATCATATGTTATCTGTTGGCGGCACTAATCCTGGCACCGGATCAACTGGTGGTGGTCAAATAACAATAGGTGCTATGCATATTGGAAAAGGATATTCCAATTTAAATTTAGGTAGTTTTGATGCGGATGGTGATAATACTAATAGTATGAGATTCTGGCATCAAAGTTATAGAGGACCAAATACTGGCAGTTCGCAAGATGCAATGGAATGGTATTGGTATAATGGAACAAATTTTTCGACTTCTTCAATGCGCCTTGAGACTGCTGGAGATCTTATAATTAAAGGTGGTATTAAATTTAATAATAATACAGCCGCCGCCAATGAGCTAGATGATTACGAGGAAGGGACATTCACTCCAGCGTTCAGTATTTCGGGTACAGTGACCGTTAATAGTGCTACATATACAAAAATTGGCAGACAAGTGACATGCCGATTTTATTTATCTGCCGCTACTACTTGTAGCGGAGATATAACTGGTTTACCGTTTACTCCAAATGGAGAATCAGGAGGAGTTGTTGGTTATCAAACACATGTTTCAGGTGAAACGATAGGAATTTTAGTTCAAGCTGCTAACGTATGGAATTTAAGAATTGGCCAAACTCAATATGGATTAGCTGCTGGAAAACAAATACGTGGTATGTTTACATATTTTACAGATTCATAGGAATAAACAATGGCATTAACAGAAAGAATCGAAGAAGATAAAATTGAAATTATAGGAGCTTTAAAAAATGTACAAGTTCGTACAGCTACTGTAATTGAACGAGATGGCGTAGAAATTAGTCGTACATTTCATAGACACGTGGTGCATCCCGGTATGGACACATCAAGCCAATCAGCTGAAGTACAAGCAATTTGTGCAATAGTACATACAGACGAAGTTATTGCAGCATACGAAGCTAGTATAGCGTCAGCAAACACTGCATAAATAAAACAAAAAGAAGGATAGTCAGTGGCTTATCTCGGAGTTACACCAACACAGGAATTTTCTAGCGTAGCTAAACAGTCGGTGGCTGGTGATGGCTCTGTTAGCTATACTCTAAATAAAGGTGTTAGCGATGCAAATGATCTCGCTGTCTTTGTTAATGATGTGCGGCAAGAACCAGGTGTTGCATACACTGCAACAGGCAATACGATTACCTTCACAGCAAATCTCGAATCAACTGATGACTGTTATATCCTACATATCGGTCGTACATTCTCTTCTGCAGAATCACCTGGTATTGAAGATAAAGCTACTCAGAAAGTATTGACGATTACGACTGATGGTCATCTTGTACCAACAGCAAACGTAACATACGATCTAGGTACGTCTGACCTACGGTTCAGAGACATCTATCTTTCAGGTTCATCTATCGAACTTGGTGATCATTCGATTACTGCTAATGCTACTCATATTTCAATGGGTAATGTTGTCACAACTGGAGTGATGACAGGTAACGGCGCTTTAGTCACGAGTCTTAATGCTAGCGAGCTCACAACAGGTACAATTCCTCTCGCTCGATTGCCCGATGATGTCACTATTGTAAATGACTTGACAATTGGCGGCGACTTTATCGTCAATGGTAATACAACTACCATTGCCGCTAACGAATTAAAAGTTGAAGACTCGCTCATTCAGCTCGCTACTAATAACGAGATTTCAGACACAATCGATATCGGTTTTGTAGGTCACTATTCAAATGATGGTGGGACTACTGCACTTCACACAGGATTCTTCAGAGACGCCAGCAACGAATACTATTATTTGTTTAATGGTTACGAAGAAGATGCATTCGACACTGCCACGCCTCCTTCTACTATCGACAGATCAGCTAATACATTTACCCTCGCTAACTTTGTAGCTAATAATGTGGGCATGGGTTTTGATCCATTTTTATCGAACAATTATAGTACGCTGAATATCAGAAGTACCACTGGTGGACAATTATTGATGGGTCGCGATAGCGGCACAAATGATTGGGATTTCTTTGCATATAGCGCTAGCACTCACACAGCGATCGGAACATCAGCAAACACTTATTTAACTTTCCATACTGATAGTACAGGCGTTTCTAATGAACGGATGCGGATCGACGAAGAAGGAAGAGTTGGTATTGGCATTACTCCATCTTATACCCTAGATATACAAGCAATTGCTTCTAGTTTTAATCCAGTTAGGTTTTCTGGACATAGCGGGTCTATAGATGCTTATTTGTATACAGATACGGCTTATTGGTCTATAGGCGATACAACGGGTTATGGTGGAAATCTCTGGGGAGGTAACAAAACTAGCAATTTCCTTCATGCGCATACAAACGGCTCAGAACGTATGCGTATCGATAGTGCCGGCAGAGTACAAATTGGTACGACTAGTGCTTACAATAGCTACGCAGATAATTTAGTTGTTGAAGATGATTCGAATGCTGGAATTACTATTGCAACTACAGATAACACAGCAAGAACAAGTTTATATTTTGCCGATTCAAATACTGGATCAGCCACGTATCAAGGAATTATCGAATATAGACATGCTAACGATCGTATGCATTTTTGGACGAATCATACAGATCATAATATTGTTATCGATAGCGTTGGTAGAGTTGGTATTGGAAATTCGAGTCCTTCTAGTATTTTAACCGTTAACAAAGACACGGGCTCGACTCCCACTGTTTATATAAACAATAGCGGACCGAACGTAACTGAAGGTGTAGCGTTAAAAGTACAGGCGACTGGTAGAGGCACTGGCGTTGCAGACGTATCGATATTTAGTGTACATAATAATACAACCGAGCTTTTTACAGTTCGCAATGACGGCAACGTGGGGATTGGTGATCAGTCTCCCTCATATCCTTTAGAAGTCTATAGACTTGTTCCAACTTCTGGTATTATATCTAGATTTGCAAGCGGTTCTAGTGGCGGTTGGATTCAACTTGCCGATACAAATGGCAGTTGGCAAATGGGTTCTACATCTAATGGATTAGAATTTTATGCTGATGCACCAACATCACAATATCGATTAGCGTTGACCTCTTCTGGCAATTTGGGTATTGGTACTAGGTCTCCGCGCAGTACATTAGATTTGGGCGCAGACTCTTCAGGTAGTACACAAATTAGTTGGCATAGCAGTTCTACTCGATCGCTTGGTAATATATGGACTTCGCGAAATGGAGGGCGTTTAACTTTTGGTCAAGCTTTAAAAGGTTCACAAACAACAAATAACGGTTATTTGGGGGCATATACAGGTACATGGGCACCCTCAGCAATGGAATTGTCATATGGTGTTATTAACTTATTTGCAGATGCAGCGCAATCATTAACATACGACGGTGCATTTACTCCTACACAAGTAGCTCAATTTCATAATAGTTCAGGTTTTACTTCTTATAAACCTATAAGAACCTCGTTTGCTGGAAATACAGAACATTTAGAATTAAATAATACTGGTGCATCAAGTTGGACATTCTATTCTTATAATGATGGGCACATGTATATTAATTGTCATCCGAGCGGGGGCTCTGATGCTACACGATTCACAATTAAAAGTGACGGTAGTGTAGGAATTGGCACCGCAGCACCTTCTAAATTACTTGATGTGACTTCAGCTGGAGGATTTAAATTAACCGATGACGGTAATTATTCATCAATATGGATTGGCTCCGACCAAATGCCTGTGCAATATCCTTATTACAGAGTGGATTCGTGGGAGTCAGATGGAAGTGGTTATTTTTGGGCTTTCGGGCATCGTAACAGTTCTAGTGGCGTTAAATCAATTAATATGTTACTTTCTGATGGTACTAATCCATATGGTTTTTTTAAAAATAATCTATACGTAGGAACTTTTACCAGTAATGAATATAACTCTAGTTATCCTGGTCTTTCAACACCAGTTGCAATTAGAGGTACTTCAAACACTACATCTTTTATAGGTGGGGACGGAACAGGACATTTTGCAGTTGGAACAAATAGTGTAAAAACTGGCGTAACAAGTTCAGGAGTTGTTACACAAACATTCGGCCCATTAATACATGGCAGGACACAAGGATCGCATTCGAGTTCTGAACCAAGATGTATTTTAGGATGGTTTACTTATTCAGGCCCATATAGTAATTCAGCTTCATATTTACATATGAAAACCAACTTATGGGCCGGTGGCTCGCCGACTGGTAATACTGAATATACAATGTCTCTCTTTAGATATAGAGGATATTGTTACACTGGGTCAAATGCAGTTGGTAGCGGCATGGTTGGTTGGCACAATTGGAATGGTTCTTTACCCAATCAAACTGTGCACAACGACACAGGATGGAGTATAACGCAGAGTTCGTATGTTTCGAGTGACGGTTACGTTGTTTTGGTAGCATATATGCTAGCAGCATATTGCCAAATTATTATAGATTGGGATCAATGGGGCGGTTATGATTTTAGAGAAAGAAGAGTAACAGCTACCGCGCAGCATTCTTCGGCTACAGGATATTATTAATTATGTCGAATATAGATGATTTAACAATACAGATGAATACGTTTATTTTTCCAGAAGCAAATACTGGAGATATAGCATGGTTACAAAATTATGAATTCCAATTCAACGGTAGTGAATGGGAAGCAACTGGAAATAATATTCCTCAAGACGAAGAAGAAACTTTTGTACCTCCTATTCCACCCGAAGCAAACACAGCATAGGAATAAACAGTGGCAATCACTAAACTCACAGGCAACTCATTTGGTAACGATGTTAATCTGACTAACGTCGCGGTTGCCAATTCGTTTGTACATGGTACTGACAGTTACCAGATGAATCGCTACGTGGCTCATGGTCAAACAACGAATGGTACAGAGACAGAAATTTATCTGATCCACAGTTCTACTGGTCGTGTTCCAGTGACGGCCAATTCTACTCTTTTCTTTGAGGCTTCGATTGTTGCATGTTCAAATGGAGAAAGTGCATCATGGCATTTAAAAGGTTGCGCCGATAATCATAACGGTACAACAGACGACGTTGGAGATATTTACGAGATTGCGGTTGCCGCTGATGATTTAAATTGGTCGGTTGATATACGAGCTGATGACACAAATGATACACTCAATATATATTGCACTGGAGCAACGAGTAAAACAGTTAACTGGACAGCAGTTGTCAATACAATCGAGGTTATTCCCTAATGGCAAGACGTACACGTAGTTTCCTTTTTGATAATATTTCAAAGCGTCTTGTTCAAAATACGAATAAGACAGCGAAAGAAATTAATACTCGTAGGGCAGCGAATACTGTTGCTAATACAGATATTCTGACATCTAAAGAAACTGATACTAAAATTTCAACTACGATCAGTAATACCGGTATCAACACGTTATCAGATATTTCTATTGCAAATGTTGTTTCTGATCAGGTATTACAATATAATGCAAATACTGGTAATTGGGAAAACGAAACACTCTCGCTTGTGAGTAGTGTTGATGGTCTAACCGATACCAATCTTACATCTCTTTCAAATGGTGATTATCTTGTTTATAGCAGTTCTGGTTCTGAGTGGATTAATAGAAGTTTAGATCTGAGTAGCTATGTCACTGATACGGATATAGCAGATTATTCTAACACAGCTCAAATGAATACTGCGATCGCATCATCAAACACTGCACTCAAGTCATATGTAGACACTAATTTTTCTAATACCGCACAGATGAATACTGCGATCGCATCTTCAAATACTGCGATGAAGAATTATGTAGACGCTGAAGTTGCCGGTGTTGTAAACTCTGCTCCATCTACTCTTGACACATTAAACGAATTAGCAGAGGCGTTGGGTGATGATCCCGATTTTGCAACTACAACCGCAACTAATATTGGTACTAAGCTAGCTAAATCTTCTAATCTGTCTGATCTCGCCAATGCAGCGACAGCACGTACTAATTTAGGTTTAGGTACTGCAGCGACAACTGCGTCAACTGATTATGCCACTTCTGCGCAAGGCACCAAAGCAGATACAGCACATGGTTGGGGTAATCATGCTTCAGCGGGTTATGGCACATCTAATTTTAGTGGTGCATATGCTGATTTGACTGGTAAGCCATCATTGTTTAGTGGTGCATATGCTGATTTGACTGGTAAGCCATCACTATTTAGTGGTGCATATGCTGATTTGACTGGTAAGCCTACTATTCCAACCAATAACAATCAGTTGACGAATGGTGCTGGTTATATTACCACAACTTCTGCTAATAATAGTTTAGTTCAACTAGGGGCTATACAACTTTATAATAACGAAAAAACAACGTATACTGCGGCACAGGGTTTATTAATATACGATCAAGCTGGTGATAATTGTTTAAACATTTATAATGCTAATTTGAGTAGATGGGTTAAAATTTGGGATGACTCTAACGACGGTGCTAGTTCTGGACTTGATGCTGACTTGTTAGATGGACAACATGGCTCATATTATTCGAATTATAACAATTTATCAAATAAGCCTACTATCCCAACCAATAACAACCAGCTGACGAACGGTGCTGGCTATATTACATCAACAGTTTCTGGCGATATTGATATTGTAGGTGATGTTAAAGCTGCTGGTCAAATTAGAGCGACTGGATGGTGGAATACTAATTCTTCTGATCGGAGCGGTTATGCTGTAGAAATAGGTTGGTCAGCCGGTGAAGGATATTTGTTGTCATATAGCAGGACTGCAGGTGCTTACGGTGCAATGAATTATACGGCCACTAGCCATGATTTCTACAGTGGAAATGTACGCTTAAAAGCTGGTAAGTATATAGATCTAGAAACTAGTGCAGGAAGTGTACGAGGTTATATACAAGCTACTGACACTAATGATCAACATTTGATTATAGCTACATCTGGTGGTGAGGATATTGCTTTCAAAGATGGTGGCCTCAGTGGTGATTCTAATCTTATTATTAGAGGCGATGGTAACGTATGGGTAAGAGGTTCTATATTAAACGGTACTATGGCGTATTCTCAGCTAACAGGTACGCCGACCATCCCAACCAATAACAATCAGCTGACGAATGGCGCTGGTTATATCACTAATGGTGCGAACTATAATGTTAATAATGCATGGTTAAGAGAGAATGGTGATAATGCTAATGTAAAGTTGTACGGTAATAGCCGTCAAATGGCATTTAGAACAGACGGCACCAGTGAGTATTCAACGGGTGTAGGCGGTTATCCATTTGTTTGGATGTATGGTAGTAATGCCTCCGGTGCAAGAAAAATGTATTTGACAACCGGTGGTAATTTAGGTATTACAGGGACCATGACCACTGGTGGAAATGTTAATGTTCCTAGCGATACTGGACCTGCAACATCTGGTGCTTGGATAAGAAATACAACAGCATATGGATATATTCAAATAGGTCCTGCAAATACTGGTCATGCTCATATTTACACGGATCGTAGTAATTTTTATTTTAATAAAACCAATATTCAAGCTAATGGTAATGCCATGTGGCATGCCGGTAACGACGGTTCAGGTTCTGGTCTTGATGCGGATACACTCGATGGCTTGCAATTAAATTCTTCGACAACGAATAATCAAGCAAACGCCGTCGTACGCACACAGGCAAATGGCTATATTCATGCAGGTTGGATCAATTCTGTATCAGGATCGTCAGGAACAGCAAACAGATTGACCAGAATTACTGCATCATATGACGCCTACCTACGTTATTTAACTGTAAAGGATTTTAAAGTACAAATTGGAGAAAGTTACAAAAATGATTTCTCTCGGTCAGTAGATTATACAACTGATTCAAATTATTGGGTAGGTTCATTCGGAAAAAATGGTTACAATGCTAATCAGACATTCCATGCTGGATCAGGATTTTTTGATATTTGGTCTGGTTCAAATTATCCGTCAGGTACTAGTCATATTCATGGTTTTAATGCTTTACATTATACTGTTGGTAGCATCTCAGGAAATACTGGCAATGCGTACGGCTGGCAAATGGCAGCTCAATATAATCAAGATTCTGGGCCTTGGTGGAGAAGATGTAGCGCTGGATCGTTTACAAGCTGGCGTAAAATATGGCACGATTCTAATGACGGTTCTGGTTCTGGACTCGATGCCGATTTGCTTGACGGTTATCATCTTACTACCACCGATAGAAATAATCAAGCAAATAGAGTTGTTCGTACTCAAGCGAATGGCAGAATTTATGGCGGCCAATTCTATGCAAATGATTGGTTTAGAGCAGAAAGCACTAGCGGATTATATTTCCAATCATACGGCGGTGGTTGGAATATGACCGACACTTCATGGATTCGTGCATATAACGGTAAAGCTATATATGCTACGAATACTATTGCTACATCTGCTAATATTTGCGCGTACTATTCAGATGAACGTCTGAAGACAATTACAGGACATATAGATAATGCATTAGATAAAGTTTTATCACTTGACGGATTCTATTATGTAGAAAATGAGTTAGCTAAAGAATTAGGCTATAATAATGATAAGCAACAAGTTGGTGTATCAGCTCAAAAAGTACAAGCAGTATTACCAGAAGCCGTAGAACTTGCACCAGTTGATTACGAAACAGGCGAACATGATGGAATAATAACGTCAAAATCTGGTGAAAATTATTTAACTGTAGACTATGCTAAAATGGTACCTCTATTAATAGAAGCCATTAAAGAGCAACAGAAACAAATTGAAGAATTAAAGGAGAAAATAAAATGAGTTTAACGTGGACATATACTGAACCTGCTGGCGCGGTTCAAACTGTTACCGTCACATTTAATAATGGTGAGTGGATACATGTACGCGAGGTGAATGCTGTATTTACTGCAAATGGTGAATACGATGCCGATGCTACTGAAATTCGTGTTGGCGAAGTTGCAATGGGTGTACAAAATAAAATTATCATGGGCACTCTTGTAGCACCAACAAACGATGACGAGCAAGTAGCGAATACACCATAATGGCACTTCCATCATCTGGACAATTATGTGCATCGGATATTAACGTTGAATTAGGTAAATCAGCAGGCGCACAGTTATGTTTAAATGATGCAGATGCTCGAGCATTAGCCCAAAAGTCGTCTGGTCAAATTTGCTATAGTGATTTTCATGGCAAAAGTGCTGTAGCTCAAACGAGAATTACATCTGTTGGCAGATCAAATGATGGTTATGGTCCATCGCGTTATGGTTATGCGGGCAGTGGCAAGGGTAATTATTACCACTACGAAGGTTCTACAACAGCAACATCATTTGGTTCTATCTCTGCTACTACGGGAATAATTACAAGTGGTACTATACATACTATTTACGCAACCAATTATTATAATGGCGATTATCACTTCGAAATAGCAACAAGTAGATCGAGTAATGGTGGATGGACAAGCGTGCAAGTATATAGTTCAGCAAATACAAATACTAAGTATACCGTTAACAGAACAAGTGCGGGTGCTTTTCAACAACTAAATGCTGGCGATAGTAATCCACAAATTAGTGGATCTTATAGATGGGTATTCGCGGGTGTCACTAATGGCGGTTCATATAATCATGGTTCCGCTAACGCTTCGACTATAGAAGCGATATACAATTTATTTACTGATGCTCATTTAAATGGTCGAACAATGTATTTCGATTTCTCTTAGGATATTATAATGGTCAATTACGAAATTTTAGAAGCTGATGCTATCAACAACAGAATACAAGTTAAGTATTCTAAAACTGATAAACCAGATTTTTTTGCTCAGATTGGTTTGCAAGATGGATTTACTGCAAATGACTGTCACGAAGCAGCAACTGATCAAGTGGTGCAAGCAGAAAGATATTGGGCAAAAATGGAAGCAGATACGTTTGTACTCGATACTACAACTGGTCAAACAAAAGATCATGTTTTTGTAGATGCGCCTTCGTACGATTTTGCTACGCAAACTATCGAAGAAAATATTACTGAGACAGAAACTACAGTTACTCATGGTTGGACAGTAACAGATAAAACTAATAATGAACTAGCATTAGATATACGAAAAAAGAGAAATGATTTACTACGTTTGACTGATAATTGGGGATTCTCTGACCGGACAATGACTGATGAAATGATTGCGTATAGACAAGCGTTACGAGATATTCCAAATCAAAATACGTTTCCCTCATCGGTCTCTTGGCCAGTACAACCGATAGATTGATATGAGTGTTAAATTCTATGTGCTTTGTAGTTCTAATCTAAAGGCTACAAAAAGACACGAGCAGACCATTCCAAAAGAAGATATTCACTTCGTCTTTAATAGTACTGATGAAGCATACGTCAATTCCGCTATAGACTATGCAACAAGTGCTAATATCGCATATTCAGTTACAACATCTGACGGCACACCAGCTACAGGTAAAAACAGCGTTTTAGACATATTCACATCATCAGACAATGATTATATGGTGTTAGTAGATGGTGACGATTTTATTACACCGCATGGTGTATGGACATATAAACAATTAGCGCAATCAAATACATGTCCCGATGTTGTCGCGATCGAATATCAATATGGAATATATGCAGATTGGGGATATTTAAATCCACATCACTATAATCCTCGAGTAGGCTCAAGCGATCAGTTTGACCATGATCAAATACATGGATTTCCTTGTCGTTGTTTCATTTTAAAACAAGATTTTTGGCAGAAGGCAATTAATGGCAACCTTATTCCAACGCCTGAAGGAAATGATTTTGCTGTACAATTATCTCAAGCTCACACAAAATGGGCGCAGTATGCATATCGTTATATCAATAATTGGGAATCACATTGTCGTGTAGTATTTTATTCTAAAGCCGCGGCAGCACATCGATTTGATAATGCTCATAAGATTGGTGAAGATACACTGCAATATTTTATTCTCAAACATGAGCACGTACAAGGTAATCTATCAATGAAGGTTTTAACTGATCGTTATCCAACTTACGTATACGATACTCGAGTTGAAGGTATATGTGCTGACGCTCAAAATAGAGTTGGTAATAGAGGATGGGAAGAATGGCTGCGAAAATTAGGAAATAAATATGAACAATATGACAATGAAGGAAAGATGCACGATTATACCCTGCCAAAAGTAGAGGTACAATGGAATGGTCGGGACGATTTAGATTCGTATGATATTGTTTGGCCAGAAAACTATCGACCAGACGTTATGAATTTAGTAAACTTTCCTGGTCCTCAGCATATTTGGTGGGATGCGCAAAGTGGTATTCCAGGCGAAGGGGATTTATTTAGAGTTGGACCAGAAGGTGGCTGGCAATAGCTTAAAATCAAACTATTATAAATAATGGATAGATATGAAAGACGATGAACATAAATCTGGTATATCTGGTGTTATAGAAATTAAACGCGCAGATGGTACCATACAAAAATTAAGATTGACATCGAAAGATTCAAAAAAAGAAACTCAAGGAGAAAGTGCTAATGGCAACACTAGAACATCCAGACGACGTCCGGAATCTAATAGCTGATACCGTTGTCGATCGTATTGACGCAGGCGGCGCAGCAGGAAAACTTATTTTTTATGATACAGGTACTGTACATGCTGGAGGAAATGCTGTTATTGCAGAATTGACTTTTAGTAGTACTGCATTTGGTGCTTCAGCAAATGGAGTCGCGACGGCCGCTGCTATCACAGCTGATACTAACACATTGGCACCTGGAAATGGTTGGTCATCTGGTGACTCATCAACAGTAACGTACTTCGAAGTACAAGATTCGAATGGCAATACAATCTTTACTGGTGACGTTACTGATGACGACACCGGAACGGGTTCAATTCAGCTTTCGTCTGTGAACATCGGTACTGGTGATACAATCTCTGTCAGCTCTCTGACTTATACTGCGCCGAATTAATTAACAATGGTTTTGGGTAACGAAGTCTTTGACCGTTACCTCGTTTCCGGCCAAAGAGATCTAACATACAAGGGCAGGTTTATTCTGCCCTTTGTTATGCGGGTGATTTATGGCTAGAATAGTTTATGTAGTTGATGGAACACCACCTGGCAGTAATAATTACGTAGATATCGCCTATGTAATTAAATACGAAGAAGTCACTGCTGGTGTTCTTGGTATTACTAATAGTGCTGTATCTGGCTCTAGTGCTAGAACAGTATTCAGTGTTAATACAAATCTCGTAGCTGACGATTGCTCAGTTACCACATCTCCAGAAAGACAACTACCCGGAACTGGTACCGTTGTCTGTGCCGGTACTGCAGTTACTGGTATTGCAGAACGTGTAATTACAAGTAGCGTATCTCTTACTTCTACAGATGGTTCTACATCTGGTGTCGGCGAAAGATCAATCATCGCAACGGGTACGGGTGATCTCGTATCTGGCAATTCCGTACTAGGAGATGCAACACGTAAGGTTGTTACATCTGCCGGTCTTGTAGCAGTTAATAGCTCTGTAAGTGGTGTCGCTGAACGTACAATAGTATCGACATCTACTTCTCTTGTATCTGCCAATTCATTAATATCCTCTACACTCGAACGTGAGCTTACTAGCACAGGCTCGCTTGTTGCTGTCGGATCTGTAGTTTCAGGTACTGCTGAAAGAGAAATTACAACATCTATTTCTCTTGCTGTTTCAAATGGTAGTACTGCAGGTGTTGGCGAACGAACAGTTGTATCTACGTCGGCAAATCTTACCACATCTGCAACTGTAACAGGCGCAGGTACAAGAACAATTATTGCTACAGGTACAGGAGATCTTGTATCTGGTAATTCAGTTCTTGGTGATGCTACACGTAAAGTTGTTACATCAGCAAATGTAGTTGCTGTTAATTCTAGCACTAGTGGTATTGCTGAAAGAACGATCGTATCTACATCTACATCTCTCATAGCGATTAATTCTAGTACAGCTGGTGTTGCTGAAAGAATTGTTAAGAGTACATCTACAACTCTACCACAAAATAATAGTAGTGTATCAGGTATTAGTGAACGTCAAGTTCCGGGCACAGACTCGCTTGTCGCTGTTGGCGCTAGTACGAGTGGTAGCGGTATTCGAACTGTTGTTTCTACATCGGCAGGTTTAGTCACAACAGCTTCAACTGCAGGTATTGCAGAACGAACTATTGTATCGACATCGACGAGTTTAGTGACGTCAGCATCCGTGACAGGTGTAGGTGAAAGAACTATAACATCTATATCCGGATTTGGTGATCTTGTTGCTGGTAATTCTACCGTCGGTACTGGTGAACGAGAAGTTGTCGGAACTGATTCGCTCGTAGCTGTTGGTGCTAGCACAAACGGCAGCGGTATTAGAACAGTCGTATCAACATCAACTGGATTAGTAACTTCAGCTTCGACTAGCGGTATTGCTGAGCGAACAATAGTATCGACATCAACAAATCTAACTACTTCGGCAACTACTACTGGTATTGCCGAAAGAATTATACCTGGTAGTGGCGATACTACTACAACTATACCGAGTGTCAGCGGTGTAGGTATAAGACGAATTACATCGATTACAGGATTTGGTGATCTCGTAGCGGATGATGCAGTAGTTGGTGATGGTACACGTAGAATTCCTGCTGTATCTGCAAATCTTATTACAGCTGCATCGACTTCTGGTTCTGGTATTCGAACTGTTGTATCTGAATCTACATCACTTGTATCGACAGTTTCATCTGTATCTAGTTTCCCTGAACGTATCATTACAAGTACATTTACTGATTTACCACAATCAGTTCCTGGCTCAATTAGTGGTATTGCTGAACGTGAACTCGTAGTATTTGATGGTCTCGTCGCATATGGTTCTTCAACTGCAGGTTCTGGCATACGAACAGTAGAACTCACTACTGGTATA